CACCCCGCGAAAGGCCCTTCGGCCTTTCAACCGCTCCTCTCACCTCCTGAGCCCTACGGCTAAGCGCAGTGAGATTCTCGGGAAGAGGGCCATGGGTGTCTGTCCGCACGACACCTCCGGCCCCCTCTGTAGAGGGGGGGTCGGTGACGGTGACGGTTACGGCTTCAGACGTCACCGGTGGCGTAACCTCGGAATTTCCGGTTACGGTGACGGTTACGGACTGACCTTCGATCCGGATCAGTCCCTCCTTCTGGAGCTCGGAACGGTTCCGGTGGAACAGTGTCTTGCGGGTTCCTTCGGCCTTCTCTGGCCAAGCGGCATAGCAGGCAGCTTTCCAGGTGCCGAGATCAGCCGCGCCCCCCGTCGCCATCTGCGTCAGGATGCCGAGCATCTGAGCGCGCAGGGTGGTGGCCTTCCGTTCCTTCCCCTCCTCGGCCGATTCCGTCGACCGCTCGAGGGCGCGCAGCCCGCGCACCACCTGCACCGATATCGCGCCGCTCGACACCGGGACCATGGTGGATGCGATGTCGAAGGCGAAGCGATCGCCGCCGGCTTCGTTGCGCATCTTCTCGACGGTGAGGAAGCTGGTCTCTTGGCTGCGCTTCACCCGGAGCACAACGTCGGCCCGGTCGAAGAAGACCTGACTGCCGCGCATGCCCGCGCTGGTGTCCTTGCCGGTGTGGTGGATGCTCAGGATCGCGCAGGAGAGCTCCCGCGCCGTCCGATCGACGTTGCCCATGTATTCGGAGGCTGCGGTCGCGTCGTCTTGGCTCTTCGGGCCGAAGCACGCAGCCAGTGTGTCGATCACGATCAGGGCGATCGGAATGCCGGTCCTCTTCGCCAAGCTCTGCGCAGCGCCGAGGACAGCGATACGGGCCGCATTTTGACCCAACCCCTCGGCAGGCGCCTCCATCAATGCCAGCGGCAGCGTGGACGTGTCGCAGCCGAGCGAGAGGGCTGCAGCAACCATGCGCTCCTTCGCCCCGTAGATGTCCTCGCCCGCGACGTAGAGGACGCTGCCGGCTTCTGTCTCCCGATCAGCCCATCGAAGCCCCGCAGCAACAACAACGGCTGTCCGGATCGCGATGCCTGTCTTGCCGGATCCGCTGGAGCCGTAGAGGAGGCCGGGCCCCGCCGGAAGAAGGCTGGGAATGACGAACCGGCGCCGGGGCGGATCGGTCATAAGCGAGTGCTCGATCTCGCCGACGGTGAGGAACGGGCTCAATTCGCCCTCGCTGGATTCTGGATGGCGGCCGCTCCGACCGCTGCATGTCGTTCGTGACGCAGGCAGGTCATTCGTCAGGTTCCTTGTCCCGCGGCTTGGCCCAGCGCACGCCAGGACGGAGGCCGCCTATGAACTCGATTCCAGCGTTTTCGAACGTCCGACGGATCGCAGACAGGTTGTTCGCGATCGGGGTTCGCTCGCCCTTCTCAAAGGATCGAATGGTGACCGGGGACATGTTCGCGTAGCGCCCAAGCTCGGCTTGAGTCCAATCCAGGAGGGCGCGGGCTGCTCGGCATTGGTCCGGTGACATTGGGTCTGTCGTTTCAATCGCTTGAGTGATCGGAATATAGCGCAGGATGGATTCGCGGGGAACGCCAAGCTGTCGAAAAACGCAAACATTAGGCGTCCTTCCGCCTTCCCCGTGAAAATGGATGGGGAACAAACCGGAACGGGTCGGGAACGTCTTGACGTCGGCGGAGAGCGGTGGGTCAGAAGGGTGGTTTTGCCCTCCTCCCCTGCCCTTTCAAGAGCGAAAACATTGCTTCCGATAAGTGAGATTTTCGGAGCTGGTTTTTGGATGACAGGAGTGTCACCCCTGGTTTCCCTGAGAGTGAAGACTGGGAGTGCCCCCACCTTTCACTGTCACGAATGGGCTGGTGCCCGGAGAGCGGCCGGCCGGTGAAGGGCATGGCGACTGCGGCGGGCGTCTCGGCCAGCCATGCGGCGAGGCCCTTGCTGTCCTCGAAGAACGGTAGCGCCTTCTCGGTCAGCCGCACCACGAGGCCGGTGTGCAGCCCGCGCAGCGTGCGCCGGATCTCCAGTTCGATGTAGCCGAAGCGCACGAGGTCGACGAGGTAGCGCCGCACGGTCCGCGCCGATCGCGACATGACGGCGCCCATGGTGCCCTTGGTGATCTCTGTCCGACGTCCCTTCCCGCACCGGGCCCGGAGCACGGTCAGGAGGCTCTTCGCGTTCGGGGTCAGGCGATCGTCGCGCGCGGCCGTGGTCGCCATCTCGCCGGCATACTGGCGGCTGGTGTTCGGCGCCGGGCGAGCGTGGCGGGGGCGCGAGGCTGAAATAGCCGTTCTGGACTGGAACGCCTTTTCCCCGACCGCCGCCGATCGGCGCTGTGCCTCGGCGAGCGAGATCAGCCCGCGGCCGTGATCCCGCCAGATGGCAGCTCGAGCTGCGAAGTCGGGGTGAACCTCGTTCCTGGCTGGGACGAGGTCAAACAGGTCCGTTCCGTCACCTGCATCGAGATTTCGATGCACATGCCCAGCCGCTGGCGCTCCCTGGCGTAGGGGCGCGCGATATCGTTCTGCCGTCATGGTCCATCCTTGCGCGGGGCAAAGCAGGTCCGTGGCGGGCAAGCCGCGTTTCCGTTGACGATGAGGTCGGGGGAGGCTAAATCTGACGGCGACCAAGCACGTTCAGATCAAGGCTCCGCGGCTCCCAGCTCGGGGCCTTTTTCTTTGCCTATGGCGTCTCCGTTATGGTGCCGGTGCCCGTCATCACGCGGCGCTCTGGTTGAGCAACGCGAGGTCGGACGGGGTGATGGTCTCCGACCGCGTCCGCGCGATCAGCACGCGCAGGACTTCGGATCGGGATGCAGCGCCGAGCGTCGCCTTCAGGCGGTCCAGCTCGGCAATCTCGCTCTCGTGGAGCACGGCCTCGACCGAGCGCACGCCCACTGCCCGGCGACGCGCACGCATCTGCTCGACATGCTCGGAGGCTTTGGTGCGACTCATTGGAACGGCCCTCTGCTCGTTAACTAGCTAGGCGTACGCGAGACCCGAGGGGAACGCCACCACGCCGTCACACAGCCCCGTCAGGCCCGCGCAAGCCTGCGGCGGTGGTCTGCGCCCTTCGAACCTTCAGGGCGTCGGAGGTCGTACCCTCCTGCCCTGCAGGCCTACGGCCCATCGCAGGTGCAGACCTTCGAAGGTTCAAAGAACAGGGGGTGCAGAGGTGCAGACCTTTTCGCTGATTTCGCAGAAGGGCGGCGCCGGGAAGTCCACGCTCGTCCGCCAGCTCTCGGTCCTGGCGGCCGAGGACGGCCCGGCCATCATCATCGATCGCGACCCGCAGGGGACGAGCACGAAGTGGTGGCAGCGCCGGCAGGAGATCGACCCGCCCTTAGAACGTCCGGACCTCCTGACCTTGGAAGGCTCAGACCTCACGAGGGTGGCGGCCGCGCTGAAGGGCAAGGCGGGGGCGCTATTCGTGGACACCCGGCCCGCCGTGACGGAGCCGGAGGCGGAAGCCGCGCGCGTCGCCGACCTCGTCATCGTGCCGATCCGGCCATCGCCCGATGACATCGAGGCCGTGGGCGACACGCTGAAGATCCTCAAGCGCCTCGAGAAGCGCGCCGTGCTGATCGTGAACGCTGCCAGGAACGAGGCGAGGGCCACCGGCGCCCGCGCTGCCCTGTCGCGCTACCCGATCCCCGTCTGTCCCTTCTACCTGACGGACCGGACGGCCTACCTCGACGCATCACTGGAGGGGCGAGGCGTCGGCGAGATGAAGGGGCAGGGCGCTCGGGAGGCGGCGGCCGAGATCCGCAAGGTGTGGGACTGGATCAAGACGGAGGCGGCAGGCCATGAGCACTAAGAAGGGGCGCACGCTGGCGGACGTGATGGGCGGCCTCGACGACGACACGCCAGAGGAGGCCAGCGCCGCGGTCGCCGCGCCGGCGGCGCCGATCGACCCACCCGCCGCGAAGATCGTCCCGGTGAGCGTCCTGGTCTCGCCAGAGGACCGGAAGCGGCTGCGCCAGTTGAGCCTCGACACCGGGCTCTCGATCCAGAAGCTCGGCCACGAGGCGTTCAACATGATGCTTGAGGCGAGGGGGCTGCCGCCGCTCGTGCCGGTCTCGGCCAACGTCCCCAGCGGGCGGTCTCGCCGGTGAGCGCGGGCGCCAAGTTGGCGCTTGCGTTGCCTGACGTTTCAGGGCTGGGGCTCCACCCCTTATGACCTTCGAAGGTTCGCAGGAAACGAGGTTGACAGGTCCGGAGGGTCTAAGGCACGATTGGTTCCGAAAATGTCCTTTATCGGAGGCAACCGAAGCCCGATGACCTCGACCGCAATCACCGTGGCCGTTCCGGTCCATGCGCTCTCTCCGAACCTGGTGCATCTCTACGAGCGGTCGCAGGAGACCCGGCGCGCTTCCAAGGCCAAGGGAACGCTCAGAGCGTATGCTTCGTGTCTGCGGTCCTTCAGGGCCTGGTGCGCCGCGAACGGCTTCCCTGACCTTCCTGCGGCGCCTGAGACGCTGGTCCTGTTCATCGAGGCGGAGCGCGCGGCCGGGCGGAAGGTTTCCACCATCGAGACCAAGCTGGCGGCGGTCCGCTTCATGCACCTGAAGGCCGGACACGTCTCGCCGACGGCCAGCGAGCTCGTCATCGAGGAGATGGAAGGCATCCGCCGGGAGATCGGGGTGGCGCCGAACAAGAAGCGTGCGGCGACGGCGGCGCTGGTGACCGGCATGCTGGCTGAAATCCCAGCCGACACGCTCAAGGGCAAGCGGGATCGCGCGCTCCTCCTCCTGGGCTTCGCCGGCGCGCTGCGGCGCTCGGAGATCGTCGGCCTCAACGTGTCGGACTTGGAGGTCGGGCCCGACGGCATCGTGCTGACCATCCGGCGCTCGAAGACGGACCAGCACGGGGCAGGGCAGGTGATCGCCATCCCGAACGGGGAGAAGCTGCGCCCGGTGGAGGCAGTGACGTCCTGGCTCGAGGCGGCAGGCATCGAAGAGGGCGCGATCTTCCGGCCGGTGGGGAAGGGCGGAAAGGTGCAGGATGCCCGGCTCTCCGATCGGTCGGTGGCCGAGCTGGTGAAGCACTATGCGAAGGCTTCGGGCTTGGACGTCGACGGCTTCTCAGGGCATTCGCTGCGCGCGGGCTACATCACCACGGCGGCCGAGAGCGGGGTAGCCGAGGGCAGCATCATGGACCAGAGCCGGCACAAGGACGTGCGCACCGTCCGCGGCTACATCCGCAAGTCGAACCTGTTCAAGGATCACTCGGGCGCCAGCTTCCTCTGATGGGGTGGTGAAACGCCACCTCACGGATGGGGTATCGATCCGTTACCCCACCGGCCTGACTTTCTAGGCCGTCTCCTGACTTTTAAGGAGATGGTTGGTCAAGAAACTGGCTCCCTACTAGGGACGGCACCGGCCCCACTGGATCAAGGCAGAGGCACCCCCGCCTTGATTTCCCCCTTGATTACCGAGCCGATATCAAAGGTGCCGCTACCGGCACCATAGTTGCGTGAGGTCGCCCATACCCAACCTCATGACGGTGCCGGCCCCTGGTTGATATCCGCTGATTTCTTTCAAGCGCCCAAGCCGACGCTCTGCTGATCGAAGCCCGCGCGAAGATGCTTCTGGCCGATGAGTACGACGCGGCGCAGGACCGAGGTGAGGTCGCCTCGCATGGCGGCGGTCGCAATTTCAAGGTTCCGGAAGGGAACGTTGAAACCGTCACCGCGGCCGACATAGGCCTGTCTCGCAAGGACATTCACGAGGCACGCTCCATCCGAGACGCCGCGCGTGCCGATCCAGTTTCCATCGGGCATGTACCAGGGCAGAACATGCCCCCATCGGTTGTGGGCGTGCAACGGGGTGCCGGCGCCCATACCTCGTTTGATATCCAATGATTGTTTTTCAAAGCCCTGAGGCTTCGGTCTCCTCGTAGAACGGGGTTCCGACCCTGGGCGGATCGAACTGGCGCGTCATCCAGAGGCAGCCAAGGCGCAGCTCGCGCTTCCGGTCGTCGGGCAGCGCCTTGAACCGGGACCGGCTCAGGCGCGCGTAGGCGGCCATCCTCGCCTCGTCCTGGCTGTAGGTCTTCACCTTGTGCACCTTCAGGGCCAGCTGATCCGAGAGGGGCCGGAGGACGCACCAGCCGAGATCCAGGCAGTTGCCGTGCGGAAGCATGGGGTTCATGGGGCGTCCGACCCTTTCAAAACCTTTCCCCGGGCGGCGCCGGGCGATTTCTATTTCCCATCTATTTTAGAAACCGAATGCTCTGATTTGCTCTCATTTCTTTCAAACGGCCGAGCCCGCTGGATGCCCCTGCGACGGCCGGCGAGGCGCTGTCATTTGCTGTCCCCTCGATGTCCTCAAATGTCATCATTTTTCGTCATCGGCCGGGCTCCGGACGTTACCATTTGCTACCCTCAGAGACGGCCCCCGCTGGCCAAGCCCCAGCGCTTCAGCTTGGATGCGATGAGCACTCACGGCGGGGAATCCGATGGTCGACGTTTCGCAGATTGCAGGGATGGTTTCCGCCCTGAAGGCCGCCACCGACATGACGAAGGCCATGGTCGGCCTACGCGATCAGACGGTGATTGCGGACAGGGTGGTCGACCTGCAGCGGATCATCATGGACGCGCAGTCCGGCGCGATGCAGGCCCAGCTGCAGATCATGGAGCTCGCCGACCAGCTGCGCCAAGCCAAAGCCCGGATCGACGAGGACGAAGCATGGAAGGCGGTCGCGGCGCGATACAAGCTCGCCGACTATGGCGGGAACACCTTCGCCTATGAACTGCGGCAGGAGCTTGCCCAGGAGGAGCCACATCACCGGATCTGTCCGACGTGCTTCGAACGGCGAAAGCGGTCCATCCTTCAATTCAGGCACAAGGGGGCGGATCGGCAGGACCTATATCGCTGCGTTGCCTGCGAAACGGATTTCTGGTTCGGGCTGGCGCAGCCTCTCCCCCGCCGAAACAACGAGCAATGGTCTGGCTTCTAGGGCAGCAAGAGTGGTCCGCGGCGTTGCCATATGTTGCCCCCTCGCCGATCAGGCGCGTTGACAATTGTTCACATCGGAGAGCGCGCCGGGTTGGGTCCGACAAGGGTTCTTTTCGGAAGCGAAAGGGCCCCCGCCGAGACGAGAGCCCTACGCATGCTGGATCATCTGGCCTTGGCCATCTCCAGGCTGAATTCCCGCAGCGTGGTGCAGGCGTCCTTGGGGGATAGCCCGAACCGGCGCTGCAGCTCGGGCACGATCGGGCTCGGCCAGTCCGCGCGCTTCATGCTGACCAGCCAGTGCACGGCTGCCTCCAGCTGCTGCACGTGAGAGGGCACGACCGTCAGGTGATTGACTGCGCGCTTCATGCCAGCACCCCCGCGATGAAGAACAGGAGGGCAGGGGCGCCCACGACGACGCCGAGCGCGACGCACAGGATGCCCATGGGCGACGCGATCATGAAGCCGAAGGCGACCAGCCAGACGCCGGCGAGGGCGAGGGGCAGATGAAGGGTGATGTGGGTCACGCCATCACCTCCGCCTCGTAACCGGCCAGGAAGCGGCCGATCGCCTCGCGGACATATCCGGTGGTCGACGGGTGGATGGACCTCAGGGAGCCTGCCAGAGCGTGCAGCGTGCCGCTGTATTGATCCAGGGCCGGATCGCGGCGCCCCCACGACGTGGCGGCCAGATAGGCCATGCAGCCGATGTAGTCGGCATTGCCGGTCCGGTCCTCCAGTGCGAGGAGATCGTACCGAGCCTCCCACACAGCGGTCCCTGCGTCGTCTGCGGCCGCCTCAAGCGCAGGCAGGCCAACCTTCTCCCGTTCGCTCCGCTGCTCTCGGACCCGCGCGATCCATGCGCGACGTCGTCTGAACCATTCCGCCCGATGATACTTCCGACCCTTGAAGCCCGGAGGGGGCATCATGACGGCGAAGTTCTGATCGATGTCCTCGAGGCTGGGCCTGACGTTCCGATACACCATGGGGTTCGTGTCGGGGGCAGCGTTTGGGACCATGGGCCAAGCCGATGTTCCCGGCGTGTAGCTCCCGTCGGCTTTCAGGAACTTCCCGCCGTCACGCGCCCACTCCGGCAGCTGCGCGTAGGCGGCTTCGAAGGCCGCCGACAGGCGGTCCTCTTCATGGCTGGCGGTCTCGTATGCCTCCAGGAGCCGGTTCACATCGGCGCTGATGGCGTCCTGCGCGGTCTGCGCCTGAGCCGGCACGATCGCCAGGGCGGTTGCGGTGCTGGCACCAGCGAGGATGCCGAGGGCGGAGCGACGATTCATCCGCATCACGCAGCCCTCCCGTTCACAAGGGAGTCCACCAGAGCGTCCAAGCACACGTGAGCGTCGCCGCCCGCTTCGACCAGCTCCAGGGCGTATGCGGCCTTGGAGGCGACGTCAGCCATGGTCTGCGGCGCGAACGCAGCGAACGCGCGATAGGCCTCGTACTCGGCGCGCTCGGCCGCTTCATGCTGCCTCTCGAGCGTATCCAGCCCGGCCGCGGCCCGCCGCTCGGCCAGCATCTGGCGCGCCGTGTCGAACAGGGCGAGATCCTCCTCCTCCATCTGGTCGATGCGATCGGAGATCAGCTTGTGAGCTGCAGGATAGAGGTGCTGGACGCGCTCGCCGACGAAGACCGCGCGCTCGCGCTCGTGGTACTTGGTGAGGCTCGTTCGGGTCTCGTAGGCAGGATCGATGCAGCCGACCAGATGCCCCTTCAGACGGATGGGGTTGGCGTCATAGTCCCGATCGAACACCATTTCGGCTTCGTCGAGGGCTGCGACGGCATCGGCGAATGCCTCCTTTGCCAGCCGGTGCGCTTGGATCAGGCGGAGGATGTCGGACGAGGCGGCGTGTGCCGCGCCGATCGCGCCGGCGGTGAGGGCGCCAGCGGCGGCGCCCTTCGTGAGGGTGGACAGGGCTTCGCGACGGGTGAGCATGATCAGGCCCGCCCTTCCAGGAAGCGCACGACGCCGCGGACGATGTTGGCGTCGACGGGGTCGAGATCCTTCCACGACATGACGAGGTTCAGCGCCTCGATCGCGCCCTTCGAAGACAGGACGATCGGTGGCTCGTCTCCGGAAAAGGGCTGCATCGCTTCCCGGTGAAGGGTCTCCGCATCCTCGTCGGACGTGTCGGGGAGCATCATGCAGGACCGCGCGATGCGATACCGCTCGATGGCCCCCACGATCGGATCGAAGATGATGATGTTGGGCTGCGGCAGGGACTTGGCGGCTCGCCCGGCCTCGCCGAGGGCCCCAGCCACGCGGCGGATCGAATCCTCCGCCCGGTGCGCGTGATGGGTGAGAAGCTCGGTCTCGTCCTCGCTCAGGGCCACCACGTCCGCGCCCTGCTCGCCCACCGGCAGCTTGCGGTTGAGGAAGACGTCGACGCAGAGGGTGGCGGTCGTGGCGCTGATGCGCGCGTCGATCGCCTCCTGGTCGAGTTCGCGGAGAATTCCTTTCACCCGCTCGATCGTAGACAGGTCTTTACGCGTGAGTGTGCTATGCTGGGAGTCAGCCACATCGATCTCCATAGGATCGTTTCGGTTAGGCCCGGGTGGGAAATCTCACCTTCCCGCTCGGGCCGATTAACCACGTAGCATATCTCTCAGCATAATTGCAAGCATACCTCTGGGAATGCCGTTCGGTATCATGTATGGAGTCTCTACCGAAACCGGAGACTTTTAGACGATGGCCGACAAGGTCCAAGAGAACCGCATCCGACGGATGGCGGAGCGGCAGGGAATGCAGCTCAAGAAGATCCGGCGGATCGATCCGAAGGCGATCGACTACGGCCATTTCACGCTCTCGGACAGGGACGGAAACCCTGTCTCGGTCGAGGGGAAGCCAACGGCGACGGCGGACCAGATAGAGGCTTTCCTGAAGGCCTGATCACCGTACGCCGTATGTCGGAGTAACGGGGGTGTCGGGCATAGGAAGACCCTACGCCGTGACGCCCTCGGCATCCCGCAGGCGGTCGGTTTCCGCCCAGCTCTCCCGCGTCGCCAGGGCCTCCATCTGCCGGCGATCCATCAGCTCCGCCACGCGCTTCTTCATGGCCTTGACGGACTCGGCCTGATCGCACCGCCAGCTCACCAGCAGCCTGACGGACAAGTGGAAGATCTCGGCCAGGGCAGCTTCGTCGATCATGAAGACGGGGCCCTGACGGCCGCGCTGGAGGAAGGCGGTCAACACGGCTTTGTCGACCTGGCGGGACTCGGGGACCTTCCGGGCCGTGCGCTCCGCGCGCCACTTCTCGGTTCGAACACGGTCTTCCTTGGCGATCTGTGCGAGGCTCTTGCGCATTGGGCTCTCCTTTGGCTGGAGCCCAATCGAAGCCGGGATCCCGGCAATCGACAAAAACGACTGAGGCGCCCCCGCCGGCTATTTCCCTGCTACTTTAGCCATTTCCGGCCGAAATCGCGCCGCGTATGGCATGACGTTCCATACACCCGGTCATGCTCCGCCAACTTTGGAAATATATTCCATACGCTGAAGGGCTCGACGGGCGGCCCTGTTATGGTTTGTCATGGTTTCACCCGCTCCAGTTGACAGGTCGCGGCCCTCTTGAGATCGATGGGCCGCACGCGCTGGGAGCCCATCATGGCCGAGAACGAGATCCTGCTGTGGGTGACGCTGGCCATGATCGCCGGCGGCGCCCTGTTCGCCTGGGTGATGAAGTTTCCGATCTGGAAGGGTGCCGTCGTCATCGTGGCCGGGATTGCCCTGAGCATCGCAGGCTTCCTGATCTTCAACGTGAGCTCGCAGTTGGCGAACATCGCCCTGTTCGTAGTCGGCGCCGCGGTGGCCGGGAGCGCGATCGGCTTCGGAACACGTGAGACGGCTTGGTCGATCGGTGGCGGGCTGATCAGCGGCGCAGCTGCCGGCTTCCTGATCCCGTTCCTGGGGCTCTCGGCCTAGCGGGATCCGGCCGGGCTCAGTCGATTTCCGTCCAGAAGACAGACCGCTCGGCCTGAAGCTGGGCGGCCAGGGCCCTCCGATGCGCCTCGCTCGCCGCCAGGGAAGCCCGTAGGCGCGCGATCTCTGCATCCTGCTCGGAAGTGTCGGCCGGGATCAGCAACACGCGTGGGGCGCCTTGTGTGTGGCTCAGGACGTCTCGCCATGTCATTCCGGCAGCGCGGAGCATGTCGCTCGCCTTCGCGGCGGCCGCGGCACGCTCGCCCATCTTGTCCGACGTCAGGAGCCCGGCGATCCGGATCAGACGCTCCCGATCGAGGCCCACCATCAGTCCTCGATCGTCCAGGTGACGGCTGCCCTCATTTCGCCGGTGTCGATCAGCGGGTTGGACGAGCCCTTCAGGGCGATCGTCAGAGGCGAGTTGGGCGGGCTTCGGAGGCTGGTGATCTCTTTCTGGATATCACCCTGCGCCAGTGCGCCGAGCCGCTCCAGCGCCTCGCGCTTTAGGGTGGCGCCGTTTTCTCCAGCCATGATCCCGCGCAGGATCCGGCGCGCTGCCGCAGCCATTGCCCGCTGATACTTGTCGCGGTTGGAGCGCATCGCGTTGCGCATGAACGGGCGCTCGGGCACGGGGCCGCCGAAGCCGCCCATGACCTTGCCGCCCTTGCCCTTCCGGACGAAAAACTTGCCGCTGCCCCGCGTCCCGAACTCGTTTCGAATGGCGCGATCGACGATGCCATCCTCGGTCTTGCTGGCCGGAAACCCGACCTTGACCTGGTTCGGTCCGCCCATCGCGGCCAGGGCACGCCCCAGAAGGCCACCGTCCTTCTTGAGCGATGCCGATTTCACGATCCTGCAGGTTGGTTTCAGCATTGGCTCCGAAAACCTCCCTTGTCGGATGAAGCCTCGGCGCGCTGCTCGGCGACGATACGGGCGGCAAGAACCTGCGGCCAGCTGCGTCCGATGCGGGCCTCGAGCATCAGGAAGGCCTCGTCCTGGCGCCGTTCCCATTCCTCGCGCCATCCGGCGCCGAACTCCGGTTCGAGATCCTGGCGTGCCAGCTCGGCCGTGTCGGCCGTCTCGCGCGAGAGCCACGGGCGGAGGCTGCCCGCACCCCGTAGGCCATAGATCATCGCCAGGCAGTCGGCACCCTTCTCGGCCGGCTGGGCGAACACCTCGCAGGCGAGGCGCGCTGTAGCCCTTTCTGCGGCCGCCAAACCCCGCACAGCGAGAAGATCGCCGGGAACGTGGATTTCCTGCTCTGACGCTGTCAGGGCGCCCAGAGGGCCAAGGCCGGCCTTACGGCGAAGGATGGCCTTGGCAATCTCGCGCCTGGTCTGCCCCTCGGCCCCACCTACCGGCGAGACGAATTCAACTCTGCGGCTTGCTGCGCCTTCTGCAATGACGCCTCCTTGAGGTCGAGAGCCTCGTGGCAGTCCATCACGTGCGTAAGTGTCACCCATGTCTCGAGATCTCCAACCGAGTAGAGGGGCGGGTCCGCCAGGATCGGGCGCCAGAGCCAGAAGTTGAGGTTCGGCGCGATACGGCGGACCTGCGCATCGCTTAGGCCGCCACCACGTTCTTCAGGCTCCCATTGGCCACGAGCCCTGAAAAAAAAGGGCCGAGCGTCTCGCGCAGGATCCACGCGACGACGGCATAGAGCTCGCCGGGGTCGGACGAGAACTCGGTGTCGATGTCGGCCTGTTCGTACCTGCCGTTGGCACCCTTCACCTGCGCCATCTTGACGATGTCGCCGAGCAACGCGGCGGTGGCTTCCGGTTCGGTGTGCCCGAACACCTCCACGAGGACGCCCATGATCCTCAGAGCTGCGGTCTGGTCTGCCGGGCCCTTCCGGTTCGCGGGATCGAACAGTGCCGGCAGCTTATCCGACGCGGGGCCGATCAGCCTGAGAAGGCGCCCCTGCATCACGATCGCCTGGGTGGCGAGCGGCTGGTCGACCTTGAAGAGGCGGTTCCCGAATTTCTTCTCTGCCATGGTGCTGGTTCCTTGTTTTTCAGTGGGTTAGGGGTCAGAGCGCCATGCTTCGCAGCTTGGCAGCCAGTTCGATGAGTTGGTCTCGGTTCTGGAGGGCGTGCCCGGAGCCCGAAGACGAGCCGTGCTTGATCAGGAGCTCGTCGGTGGCGATCAGTTCGAACATCGAGGCGATGATGTCGTAGACGTTGCCCTCGCTGCCCTCGATCGAGATCTTCCCGTCGGCGCTGCCCTTGATCCCGAACTTTCCCTCACCGTCGAAGCGCACGTGCGTGTTCTCGGCGTCGAAGTTCTGGATGGGGTCCAGAAGGCTTTCCCCACCATCAAGGTGCGCTTCCATGTCGGACAGGTTGTAGGTGCGCGTGTCGGAAGCGACGTAGCCGTCTGCCTGATCCGGATCGGCGTGGTACTTCTCGCTGGAGCGCATCTGCGGGCGCAGGGTGACACGATCGCCGACCTGCACCGGGAACGTGATGGAGCCGCGGCCCGAACGGCTGAAGCGCACCGGCACCTCGAGCAGCTCGGGGAGCGCCATCGGCTGCCCGTTCATGACGCGCATGTAGAGGGGCTGGATGGTGGCCGATTGCTTCGCAGCATCAAAGGCGACGATCCGCCCCGGCATCTCGCCCCACTGATCTTCACGTTCCGCCTGGGCAACGGCTTCGATCTGGTCGATGAGGTTGTTCGTGGTCTTCCCGACGTTTCCGACCATGTTAGCGGTTCCCTAGATCGATGGTGCGGGTCGGGGGCACGGCCGTGCTGGGGATGGCGTCGGAGATCGCCCGTCCGACCGCGGCCGGGGCCTGTGAGGCCTGCTGGACGTTGACGGTCACCGGCGCCGAGACGTTGTTCGTCACCGACTGGTCGCGGCTGTCGTTGATCGTGGCGGCCAGGCTGGCGGCCGAAGCGGCGGCGCTGGCGCTGTCCCACCAGCTCTTTGCGTTCTCGTAGAGCGATTTCATCACGTTGATGCCGGCTTGGGTGCCGTCACCGCCACCGCCCTGCATCCGAGCCTCGTAGGCCGAGAAGTCAGCCGCTCCAGAGCCGGCGAGGCTGTAGTGGCCGGATTGGCCGATGCCGTTGTTCGCGACGGGCGCCAGGCGATCCTTCGCCCACTGGGGATCGGTGCCGATCTCCTTGATCCGCTCGTTGATGGCGGACAGGATCTTGTCGACAAGGTAGATCCCGGCAAGCCCGCCAGCCAACACGGCTCCAGGGCCTCCAGCAGCGCGCGCGACCCCGGCGGCTGCTACTGCGCTTCCGCCTGCCCTGCCCGCTGCCGCTGCGGCGCCACCACCCGCCACGGCGCCGGCACCTGCCGCAGACGCTCCGGCTCCGGCGATGGCCGCGCCCCACTGGACATTCGCCAAACCGGCGAGGAACGCCGTCGCCCAGCGCATGCCCTTCATAATGGTGAGGACTCCCGCCAGGCGGCCCAACGCACCCGTGAACATGCCGATGCCGATGGCAGCTGCGCCAAACCACGCCGTGGCCTTCGCGATCTCGCCGAGTGCGGTTGCCACTTTGTCGGGGTCAGCGCCGAGGAAGTCCGCCAGCGCCTGGACGAGATCGCCGATCACGGACTTGCCGCCGGCCATGTACGTCAGCCAGTCCTCAAGCGCGAGATTGAGCGCAACGAAGGCCGCCGTGACCGGGAAAAGGCGGGCGAGGACGAAACCCAGCACCGTCAGGATCGGCTTCAGGTTCTCGCCGATGTTCCCGAACTTTCCGTTGAACATGCCCATGATGGTCTCGACGTGGCCGCCAATGCGGACTGCAAAGCCCTTCGCCTTCTCCACCACCCACTCAAAGGCAAACCCCAGCCGCGTCGCCCACAGGTCGAGCGTGCCGTTGCGGTCCAGCTCGTCGATCTTGTCGAGGACATCCCCGAGACCGCGTTTCATGGACTCGAAGAAGCCGGTGCGGCCGATCCGGCGCTGGAAATCGTCCCAGCTGTCCAGCATGTTCGACCACATGCCATCCCACGTCTTCGACTGGCGCAGCATCGCGCCGCCGAAGTTCGCCTGCATGTGCTCCTTGATGAATTTCGAGATCTCGGCGCCGTTCTTGCGGATCGTTTTCGAGAAGCTCTGGCCGTTCTTGTTCCAGCTGTACGTCACCTGGTCGCCGACGGTGCTCGACGTCAGGCCGAATTCCTTCAGGCGCTCCTGCTCACCGTTGACGGCATCGGCCATCGCTTCGACCGCGGACATGAGATCCTTGCCCATGGCCGAGCCGGCGTCGCCGAGCGCCGAGAGGCTCCCGTCGGTCGGATCCAAGCCATAGGCCCGCATCTTGATGAAGGCCTCGGTGACCTGCGCGAGGTCGTAGGGCGTGCGCTTGGCGAAGTCGGATACCCAATCCAGGGAGGCCTCGGCCTTCTCCTTCGAGCCTTCGATCGTCTCGAGCGTGGCCGTGTACTTTTCCCACTCGGCCGAGAGGGACATCACGTTCTTGCCAAGGGCGATGCCAGCGCCGCCGACAGCCGCCCCCATGCCCAACGCGATGGCGCGGCCAATGGTGGTCACGCGATCGGAAAACGCCTGCAGCTTCTGCTCGGCGTTCTTCAGGGTCGCATTCCACTGGCGCGCGTCGTCGGCGCCTTCGAACTTGAACCCCAGAAGGGCGATGAGGCTATCGGCGATCATTGCTTACGCCTCCAGCCAGGCGACGCGATCGCCAGCCGACACGATCATGTCGAGGTCGGTGTTGGCTGGCAGAAAGTCCCGCGGTCCGGTTGAAGCGTTGGGGGCAGCGCCGACGGCCACCCACGCGTCCTTCGAGCACCGCACGGACGCGACGAGGTGTCCGCGCTCGTAGGCATAGGGCGGCGTAACGATCGTCGAGGTGCCGGGCGCGGCCAGCGTCTCGGAGAGAAGCACCTTGCCGTGGAGCTGCGGCCCCTCTCTGCCCCCCTCGTAGAGCGTGAAAGGCCCGGCATTCCGGGCTTCGCCAATGGTGACGTGCAGGCCAGAGAGCGGCATGGTCAGCGCCCCCGCCATGCGTTGCGGTCGCGTTCTTTCATCGCCTCGTAGGCGCCGTCCTGGATGCCGCGGGCGTACTCCGGCCCGCCGTCGACGATCTTCTGCGGCGTGATCGCCGGGGCCTCGCCCCCGCGCCAGGCGTTGGCGTCGCGCGCCTTCATCTCTGCATAGGCTCGGTCGCTGTCGGACAGCATGGCGTCGGCCGCCGTGTGCTTCTCGCCGGAGATCGAGCCGTCCTTAAACATGAGCGGAAGCGCGATCCGATCGCCTGCCCAGAAAGGGATCCGAGCGCGGGCGCCGTCCTTGAGGATGGGAGAACCGTCGCAGGTGCAGTAGGAGCCGACACAGCGGCAGGTGTCATCGGCCATGGAAGGCCTCCACATCTGCGCGCACCTTCGCTGCCGCGCGAACGAGATCGGCGTGGATGCCGGCCAAGGGCCCCTTGGCCGCTTCGAAGGCATCGACGAAGGCCATAGCCAGGCTTGCATTCGCGGCGGCGCGCATCCGGCGCAGCTCCGCGAGTTTGTCGGGGGCGATCATGCGGCTTCTCCCGCGTCGTGGAACATGGGGCGGACCGGCGAGGGGGCGGACCAGGAAACACCCGCCTCGCCGGTCCTATCGGAGGCGGCGGCAGACCTCGCCGCACCCGGGTTTGAATTGGGCGCCGAGGCCCCTTGACGAGCACCAACCGTTTCGGGGGCCTCGGCTGTTTCGGCGTCGCTTGACGGGCGCTCTGCCGAACTGGTGATTTCGGGGGTGAAGACTGGCGTGCTGTAGAGCGACGACCTGTCGGGGCCGTAGATCGGCATGCCGCGATGACGCATCGCCGGAAGGATGATCCGCAGCAACGACATCGGTGCAGTGAGGTAGGCGTCCAGCATCGGGCCGCGGGAGAGCGTTTCGACGCCTTCGAGGCCTTGGACGCCTGCCGGAAGGTTCTGATTGGCGAGCATGACGGCGTTCTCGGCCGCGTGCACCTCCGCCAGGATCTCACCGATGGCGTTCGCCAGCTCGGGATAGTCTCGGAGGCTTTCGACGGCCGCATCGCGCTTGGCGAGGGCGTCGTCGTACATGCGGCGCCGTTCGGCCTGCTGCTCGGCGGCAATGAAGGAGGACCGGGCCTCCCGCAGCCGCTTGGCCGCATTGACGAGCCGGTCGCGCTCGTAGGTGGCGTCCTGCGCGGTCTGACGCGCTTCTGCGGTCTCGCTCTCGGCCAGGAACGGATCCAGCGCGCGCTCGGCCGCCTGTGTGTTGCGGCGCTCGGCGGCGAGGATGCCGGCTTCGACGTCTTCGATAAGGGTGGCCATGCCGGCGGACTTGCCGGCCTTGAGGGCTTCGATGACGCGATCGGCGAGGCTCATCGGGCTGCCCCGTTTTCGGTTCCGATAAACGAAGTTTTCGGAGCGAATCCAGCGGCGGGAAGGATCGTCGGGAAGGGTCTATGCATGGGGATCGCCTCCTGTTGCCTCTACAGCTACAGGAGACGATCAGCAGTCTCGACGATCGATCGTTATCCTTGATTATCTCACGATATCAATTGGATGCAGTCTTTACCTCAGACTGAACGCGGCGGCCCTCTTCCTCCACCCAATCGCGCAGATCGGCCTCGCGATAGAAGACGCGCGTGTCGACCCGGCACCATGGCGGGCCCTTGCCCTGCGCCCTCCACCTGGTGAGCGTGATCGGCGCAAGACGCAGCGCGGCCGCAGCCTGGGGCGTGTTGAGGTAGCCAGCGAGAAGGTCCGGGATTTCCTGCCTCAAGCGGCCATCTCCATCCCTTCGGGCGCGTTGCGCCGGGTCAGGTGGCGATCGAAGGCATCGTAGAGCAACGGGCGCAGGAAGCCTCTGACCGGCCACGGCCGGCGGGCTACAGCACGGGCTCGGAATGCCTCCAGGTCGATCGCCTCGCAGGCGCGCGCGAGATCGTCCCGCCGGGAGTGCCAGTCCGGGCGCTGGGCGAGGACGTCAGCCAAGGCGCCGATCGTCTCGGAGGATAGGGCCTCGGCGTTCAAGCGGCTGCCGCGGATCAGGCGAAGCGTGAGCTCGAGCACGTCCATGCCATGCTCGCCGACGATCTGGCGCATCACGCCCCCGGCGTGCGTCTCGCCTGGCCGCCGGCGGCGCGCTGTTGGGATGACCACGATTCCGAGGTCTGCGAGGATGTCTTGAATGCGAGGTTCCATCACGACGCCTTCCTGCGCAGGGTTCCAACCGTCGACGGGCTGACGCCAACGCGGCGCGCTATCTCGCGGTCGGAGAGATCGGGGTGGGTGTCCAATATGGACAGGACGTCCGCGCGCTTCTCGGCGGTGGTGCGGTGTCCAGTTTGGACGGCTTCCGGTGATGCGCCAGCTTGGGCGCCCTTCGACATGAACATCGCTCGCAGCATCGCGAAGTCCCGCTGCATGGTGGCGATCATGGCCAAGTCGTCGTCGACGTCGTGCGACCTGTCGGTTTCGGTCCGGAACTTCAGCCATTCGAGGCGAGCGGCGAAGCCTTCCGGCGTCCAGTCCGAGAGCGTGTCGAGCATGTGTTCCAGCGCCGCGACGCGCGCCTGGACGTGCTCGGCTTGGGAATGGTGCTGCTCGAAAGCCTCTCGGATCTCGTACAGGCGATCCCACGCGCGATACTCACGCCAGAGCCCTACAACGTCCGCCGGGAATGGGCAGGCCTTCACCAGGGCTTCCATCAGCTGCTGGGGTGGCGGCCCAACTGTCCAACCCGCATACCCCTTGATGTATCGGCGGCCGGTGTTGGCGATCGTGCCCCAGTCAGCGAGCGGCTCCAACGCCTTGCGCAGAGCCCGCTCGCTTGCCGTTTCGGCCCAGATGGCGTCTTCACTCCCGAACTCGTCCAGAGCTTCCCGGCGGAGCTTCTCGCGCTTCTGTTGGCGCTCCGCATCCCACGCCGCACGCTCGGCCTTGTGGCCAGGACTGGCGGCCTCGAAGGCATCCTGCATCTCTTCGAACAAGGTCTTCGGCCGAGGCGGCGCGGGGCGACTGTCCAAACTGGACAGGGCATCTTCCAGCGTCATGCCGGCTGCTCTGGCAAGCCTCCTCGCGCCTTCGGTCGCAGCCGATCGCTCACCATCGGTTGCGCCGCCGGTCATGAGGCGATGCGCCTTGCGCAGCTTCTCGGTGTCCAATTTGGACGCGGCGGCGGCGGTCATGCAGCGGTGTCCCCCGTCGATCCGGCGAGGGCGGCGTAACCGCGTCGATAGAGCTCCGCCTGCACGGCATCGAAGAAGGTCCGCAGCTCGGCGTCGATCCGATCGCCTAGGATGCCTGCCGCCTGCATCTGCCGGCGAAGGTCCGACACGGTGCGCTCCCAATAGGCGTCAGCGCCTTGGGGCGTAGTCTCGTCCAGGATCTGCGCCGTGCGCCGCACCTTGGCGATGCGCGCGCGGCAGGGGAACGGGATCACCTCGGCCAGAGCCGGCGTCCAGCGGAACAAGGGAAGATCGGAGTGCCTGTCCATCGAACACCTCAGCCAGCACGAGAGAGCCTGTGGGCACCGTCACCGTCACCGGCGCGGGCAGTCTTGGCGGGGTCTTCGACCCCTGCACCCCGCGAAAGGCCCTTCGGCCTTTCAACCGCTCCTCTCACCTCCTGAGCCCTACGGCTAAGCGCAGTGAGATTCTCGGGAAGAGGGCCATGGGTGTCTGTCCGCACGACACCTCCGGCCCCC